GTAGCATAGGCTCCGAGTTCCATCTGAGGTGCTGCAATGCGGATGGTGAAGTCGTATGTTGATGAGATTGTTAGGGTCACTCCTAATCTTGGCTGTACTGCTGCGACTGTGGCTCCACCAGATAAAGTTCTGACAAATGAAAATCTATTCAAACTTGATGTTACAGAAATACCAGAACTATTTCCAGACGTTACAAAGGTGCCAGCTGATGTTCTTTCGGTAATGTTTAAGTAAATTGCTACGGGTGGGTTTGGCTGTGCAATAATTTTTAAATAAAAACTATTTGTCCAAGTTTGTGCAGTTGCTGCTGCAATTTGATTAATGGATTCCGTAGAAATAAGTAATTCTGTGCCACTTGCCACCCCATTGAATCGAAAATCAATGTATGGAAGTCCGTTCTCGGTGCCCGTTCCAACAATAGTTTGCGTTAACCCAGCTGCGGATGCGCCCCAATTCGTAGGTGCAGTCCCAGGACTACCCGCCACGGCACCTACCATAGAACTATTACGAATACTATTCGTTCTCTGTGGCTCTAATAGTAATCTTGGACAGGTGGACAGAGTTCCGTCAGCATTACTATAGTCTAAGCGGGGGACATTTAATCTGTCAGTAGTAGCAAAGTAAGGTAGGGCTTCGGTACCTTCAACGAGTTGGGAGCCCCAAGCAAAAATACCGCTGGTGCCATTTCCCACATAAGACGCTCCCCCGTTGCTTGTTGCTGTATATACGGCAACACCCGCACCAATGACTATATTCTTGGAAATTACACACCTGTACCAACCATCGCCAACGCTTGTGACACTTGCCGTAACTCCACCAGAAACAGTTCCAAGCTCGCCAGTTGACAAATTAACGTAAGCCCCAGCGGATTCAGCATCAAACCAAACAAGAGCCCAAGTTCTCTCGGCTGCTTTAAGGTAAACGGAGAACGTATATGGTACGCCAACACGAGATGCGTTAGATTGTAGTATTGAGTGAAATCCAGTTGAAGCCGCTTCTACAATTTTGTCAGCAGTTAGTGTACCGTTTGGCGCATTAATAACATTCGCAGATATTGTAGCGCTTCTTTTAGTCCAAGCCGCATTATCAAACTGCTCACTAAACGTCACCAAATTCCAAGGGCTACGTCTTACAACTCCAGTAGAGTCAGTAAACGTAGCATCAGAACTGCGTGTGAAGGCTAAATCTCCAAGTGTACTCGTAGGCTTAAAGGCACGTACCCAGTCCTCCTCATACTGAGATGGAACCATAACCCAACTCGCATCGTCAAAGACACCCTGGGTTAGCAGTGCACTAATCTTCTGACTCAAGCACTGAGTACCCTCCTCATAGAATCCTAAAGGAATACCCGTGGCTGAGTACTGATTTACAATCTCAGATATGTATGATGCGCCAGCAAGGTGCAGGATAGCATTACCACTATGAATAGTTACGGAGGAGAACAAACCATAAATCTCCGTGCCAGCCAGCAAGAACTGATTGGACAGACTATCTCCCACATAGGAAGTAACAGAGACTACAGAATCGGTAGTAACAGTAATAGCACGAAACACATCCTCATACAGAGAAGTGTACGGTCCAGTTACATCCTTAATACCATCAGCATTAAGACTCTGGCGGTAAAAGTTTACATCCGCCTGTATGTTTGTGTAGCCCATAACTAATTAGGCTATGTACGCTAATACAGTTCCAGACGTTACAGTTACGGAGGAGAAGAGACCATATACCCCTAAACCTGTAGGAAGGGTGGCAGCAGTTAAGTTGTCACCTGCAAGTGCAGTAGCACTTACTACAGAGTCTACCAGGGGTACGATAACACGGTACTCCTCATTGGCAACAGGTACGAAGGAAGAGGTGATCCGTCTGAATCCCTTCTGTCCAAAAGATTGGCGGTAGAAATTAGTATCCGCCTGAATGTTCTCGTAAGCCATAGTTCAAAGTTTCAAAGTTCAAAAATCAAGGGTCAACACTATGTTATGCAAATATACATTATTCTCCAGTCAGTATCTTTAGGATGTCATCCTCCTGTTCTTCAGATAGTTCAGGTCTCTTTCCCTGTCTCTGGGAGATAAGTTTGGACTGCTGGACAGCCTGCTTGGAAATACGCTCATCCTTGCGGTCCTCCTTCATCTGCTCCATCTGCTCCATCTGTTGGGTCTTCTCCTGGTCCTGCTGCTGCTGAACACCTAACTTGAGTTGCTCCAACTGCATCTTTAGGCTGTACTCCATCTGCATCATCTGAGCCTGAATCTGTGCCTCCATCTGCATCTTCTGCATTTCCAGTTGAGACTTTAACTGCTCCAACTGAGCCTCTCCCTGTGAAGTGGCCTGTGCCGTCTGAATGTTCGCCTGTGCCTGCATCTGAGAGTTCTGTGCAGCAACCTCCTGTCTCTGCTTGATACGCTTCTTACGTCTAACCACCAACAGCTTCTCTGCTTGGTCTACGTCACGAAGTTGTCTTACAGCAATAGCGTCCTCAAGGTCAATCTCACCAGTACTTAGAGCCACCTGAATGTTCTGCTCCAAGTATGCCTTGTCCTGGTCGTTCATCTCAGTAACCACACGCACACCGAAGTTGTACATAGGTAGGTCTCTGAACGAACTCAGTACCTGCATATTCTCCTTGCCAATGGCGTTCTCGTACGACTTGTACAGCACAGAGCCCACAGGGATGATTTGAAGGCATTTAACGATGTCTTCACACACTCTGCGGTAGAGTACCATAGAAGCGTTAGTAATGTCGTAGAGGGCGTTATTCGCAGCCTGCATAGCCTGCTGACGTACACCTACCAACTGCTCACCTTTTGGTGAAGATGCGTCCATAACCTCGTTGATACCCGTAGCGTCACGAATCATACGTAGGGCGTGGTTATAGATACCAATCAGTTCGTTGATGTTTCTGATGCTGTTGTCCAGTAAACGTACAGGAGGGTTCTGGAAACTTCCGTCAGCATTCTTAGAGCGGTAGTAGAAGATACCTGTCTGCTCGTAGATGTCCTGAATGTCCAGAGGCTGCAACTCACCGCCACGACCAATCTGCACGTTCTCCAATCCTTCGATGTCAACAAGCAATCCGTCAGGCTTAGCCTTAGCAATAGACTGCTGAATCTTAAGGTGGGTAATCTGCAACTGGTCAGCAAAGCCGATGACACTTGACACCATAGACTTAGGAATCATCCTGCGAATGTTCGTAGCCACAACAGAGTAAGAGAAGCGTGTTCTGCTTAGGTCGTGGATGTTCTTCGGGATGTTCTTCTTCAGACCGTAGTCAAAGATGTAGTCTGTACCTACAATGTATCTACCTCCGTACAGCGTTGCGTTGTTCATAAACACAGGCTCACGCTCGTACACGCTCTGTGCAGGAGGTCTGTAGTTGTATCCCTTGTAGTAGAATCCTTCGTTACCGAAGCGTGACTTCTTCTTCTCAAAGATGATTGGGTCTACGCTCATAAACTCAAAGTCCATCACCTCGATGGTGTACTCATCGTATCCGTAGTTGTAGGAGGTCAGTGACGGATCAAAGTGCATATCCATCAGTCTGTCGGCATTGTTACCGAGTCTGTTGGCAACGGTCTCAGCCATCTTCTTGTACTCGTCTTCCGTGAACTGGTCTCCAGCAATACGCTTTAACTCCTGGATAGACATACGCTGGATGTGGCCCATATACACGCAGTCCGTGAAGTTGGGGTCATCCGTAAAACTATGAATGAAAAATGCAGGATCTACATACTTCTCATTGATGCCGTAGTTCGGGTCGTTCTCTCTCTTAACGACAGCCATACCCAAGGCCACCAAGTCCTCTACGTTACGTCTGTAGATACGCTCGTTAAAGTCATTCCAAGACAGAGTAAGTCTGGTGGCAATCTGTGCGGCAATCTCTGCCGAGGTCTTTACAGACGACTCCAAGAAGATTTCTGCCTCCTCGGTAGTGTCTGGTATTGCGTTAGGGTCAAAGCCGACATCCAAGCCAGAGTCTTTAGCCTGCTGGAACATCTGCTTGTTTTCAATGCGGAACTTAATCTTAGCCTTCTCCTTATCCTTCTCAGTCTGGGAGATTGGGTCAATGGCGTCTACGTTCGGGAATGGCTCTGTGGACAGAATCTTGTTCACGACAACCTTCACGAACTTAGGAACGATAGGAACTGGAGTCCAGTCCAAAGACATCAGTGCTCCGTCTCCATTATTTGGGTCCAGAGACGTGAGAATCTGTTTGTAGATATTCGTATCTTGCGTACCGTTAGCGTAGTCTCTGTTTATCTGAAACTGCTTCCAACGCCTATTGTACAGAGAACCAGTGGTCTCCGTGCCTCCCCATTGAGCGTATATGCCTTTCGCATACTTCAAGCCGTACTCCTTAGATACCTTTGTTGGGTGTGGTGCCAACGGGTCTGGGAAGCCTAAGCCTGAACTCAACATTGCATCATCTGCCATATAATGTTGTGTCTTAAGATATCCTACAAATGTAGGAATTATCTACTTAGGTCTTTTCCTTTGCGGAAGAACACCTTGGTAGAGAAGTCAGCCTTCTTAACGACCTTGAGAACCTTCTGTGCACCGAGCAGTGCAAGTCCCGCACTGATGGTCAAGTCATATTTGGTTCTGTCATCAATCTTAAAGTTAATCCAGTCCTCTAACGTCCTGTTAAAGTACATATTGCCGTACGAACCAGTCTCGTTGTTCATACCTACGTGCTCGTGGATGTATGCCTCAATAGACTGTGCGTGTGCCTGGATAACGTCCTGCGAGTTTGACGGGATACCCTTAGACTTTACCGTGACGTGGTTGGTAGAACCTCCCAAGTGTTCTGGTCTTTCCATAACGTATCCATCGTAACCTCTTGATTCAAAGTATCTTACGATTCCGTACTTGTTGTTTTCAATTAGGAGTGGGAAGCCGTAGAAGACAGAAGCCATCAGAACGTCCTCGTAGAAGATACGTGCAAGTGGTGGACGAGAGGCGTACTCTGCCACAAACATATTGCTTGGGTACTTCATATTGAACTTGAGGTACATATGGCAGGCACCTTTAGAGGAACGTCCGTCCACGGTAGCGTCAAGGTCATAGGAGTCAACTCCGCCACAGCCGTACATATGGTTAGGTGCTAAACGCTTTCCGTTCTCTACACGTGACAGATTTCTGTCCTCTGGGTTTGGTATCCACGTAATCCGCCACCTTCCGTCAGCCTCTGGCTTGAATACAACCTTAGAGTCTGCAATGCCGCCCTCCCAGTAGAAGTTACCCTGCACGACAGGATTCGGGAATAACTCATCGTTGTACTGAATCTGTTCGTATATCTTTCCGATGTTGAACAGACTTGCCTTTGTAGAGTCACGAAACGCCTCATCCTCTGTGAATGGGAACTGACGGATAACCTCGTTCAGTTCGTAGCTGTCGTTCATCAGTGCCTTTCTCTCATTTTTTAAAAAGGTACGTGCACCAATCTTGATAATGTCTCCGTCAATGCCGATGACAGGCTTCTCTGGGTCCTCAACAACTGGGTTGCCGTACCTGTCAAAGAAACCTTCCAGAGCCTCGTATGCAGGTATGAATATTCTGTACAGGCCAGACTTGGTTCTGTCGTTATCGTTGCGATCCAGTGGGTCAGAGTTGTAGTACAAGTCTCGGTACTGACGACCTCCCTGGTCAAGTGGATTTACAGTTGAACCGACAAGAGCCTTCCCAATGATCTTACGACCAACAAGGAGACAGGTTCTATGAATGCGCCAAGACTCACGAATGTCTGTAGGTTTGATCCATTTCCCAGCTTCATCCAGGAATAAAATATGTGTCTTAGAACCGTCATATGCGTTGTTTGTAGTGTTCTTCCAGTTGATGATGGTATCCAGTGCCTCGCCACGACTTGATGTCTTATTTGACTTGGTAATGCGTTTAGCAGGCTCTCTGAACGCAAGTTCCACACGTGGGTTTGTAGTACCGTCCTGGATAGGCTTAAAAAAGAATGGGTATGAGCGGAAGATGGGTATCACCTTAGACATAAAGACTGCCTCCTGTGCGTCTGTACCTGTCTTGCTCATAATACCCAACAGCTTATCCTTCACACGAGTTCCCTCGTCTGCGATGATGCCACTCGCCATATTCGTGTAACCAGAACGTCTACACTTGACGTACACCTGTCCCATACTGCGTGGGTCTACCTTACAGGCTTCGTAGTGTAGGAACAGCCTACGCTGGAACTCAAGGTACATAGGGTAGCCTATGTCAATCTTGCTCCATTGCAAGAACATATAGTGGTGTCCAGTAATGTACGTAGGCACACCATTGTTCATAAACCACGCTCCGTTCTTCCTACGTTCAAACTCAAGTTCAATGTAGGGACGGAACTTGGACTGAAACTCACGTGGAGTCTCGTACCAGTCGTCCATAGACTTGATGGACATCAGTTCCTTCGGCAGTTCTATATGTTGCCAGAACTGGTCCTTCTTTGGCATTTTTGAGAACAGAATGTCCTCACTCTTAGGCTGTTGTGGTAACTGGATTAAAAGTCCAGATAGTTCAATTATCTCCCCCTCGGTGTTATTGGGGCATATCTTGATTACGGTGTCCGTCTGCTGGGCACCATCAACCATCCTTGTGACTACATCCAGGCCAGCCATTACTTAGCCATCTTTTCAGCGAAGCCTCCACGGAAGTCACGCTGCTCAAGCTGTTCTTCGTCTTCCGACAAAGAACGGATCAACTCCTCAAGTTTCTGACGCTCCTGGATAAGTTCACGTGCGTCTATGACCGACTGCTTGATTGCAGACAGTTCAGCCTTACGTGCAGAGCCAGTTAGTTCCTGGTCCACAGGTTTGCGAATCTCTTCAATCAGACCGTCAATGGCCTCCTCCATAGATGTCAACAGCCTCTTTGCCGCATCAACGGTCGTAAACTTCGAGGTAGTTTTCATCTGCAATAAAGATTAAATGTTCAAACATCATTCTCCAGACCTTCTTGCCGTCTACATCCATCTCGTAGTCAGCATTCTTTTCAAAGAATACGATGTCACCCTTTTTAACGCCACGCTCGTTTAGGTACTCAGAGTCACACCAAATGCGACCAAATCTGTTCAGCACCTTCTCGGTCTCTATGAGCTCGATTACAGCGCTCTTTAGTTTAGGCTGTTCGACCTCCTCTACAAAGATCCAGTCGGTCATCATATGAATCTCTCCAGTCTCCTTGCTCTTGTAGGCGTAGCACTGCGTGTTAAATCCGCCTCCTTCGCTGTATCCAACCTTGTACAGATGCTCCTTGTAGTCTAAACACTGAGCACCTCCGTGGTCCATTACGTGGTGGTGGATAAAAAGCATATCGCCAACCTTAGCACCAGTATTGTACTTGAGTGGTGTTGCTACAATTTCTGCGTAGTTGATTCTGTGCTCAAACTCGTTAAACTTAGAGTCTAAGAAGATTTCTTGTCCACCCACATTTACCGTGTCTTTTACACGCTTGGGCAGATACACGACAAAGTCGTATAGTGGTTTCATATAAAGTAAATTAGTGTTACAACTTAGAAGTTGCAGTCGTTCTCCACGATTACAGGCATACCTTCAACACGCTTCCAAAGCATATTAGCCCCATCCTCTGTCTCGATGTAGATGAGGTAGTTCTTCTGTGATGTGTTGTGGTAGTGCCGCTCGTCAAGAACAATTGCAGACACGTGGCCCATACCAGCCTTCTGACCTACGTAGTAGGCCATAGCCTTCATAGGGTCTGGACCGATTACAATTTTTCTAATGATTTCCATATCTATTCCTTTTCATCGTCCCCGTTAATCATACCGAGGAAGTCAGGGTACTCAACTGCATTCTTTCCGTAGCTATGTCTTAGCATAGCCAAGGTAAAGTCCAGTTCGTCTTCGTCTTCAACGTAGAAGTTGCAGCCCTGTGCTACAGTCTCATCTGCATCGTCAAACACGTATACACCACCGACAACAAGGGTATCTTCCTTAAGGCCGAGTTCTTTAATCTTTTCTTCCAGGTCATTTGCCTGTTCACCGTAGAACATCAGGAGTTCTGCTATCTTCTCTTTCATTTAATTAAAGTATTTATACAAAGATAGCGTTCTTAGAAGTACGAGTAGAGGAACTTGGCCTCAGCACGAACGTGGATGCGCTCACCGATAGAGTTGTTAATCTCGATGGTGATGACTCCTGATCCGTTAATCGCAACTCTAAGCAGTGGGTTGGCATCAATGCCAGCACCGAAGTAGGTAAGGATGGTATCCGTATACGTTGCAGAGGTAGCCAGAATGGTGTTCCAACAGCCTGATAGGCGACCTACACGTACCTTAGACTCTGAGTCGTTGAACATAACATAGTCCACGATGACAGCCTTGTACTTACCGAGTCCGTTCACCGTTGCCATTGTTCTCCATCCGAGACCTGTGTTCACATCGTCAGAGAATACCACTCTCTGTGCTTCAGCATTACCGAGGAAGTCTACAGAACCAGTCTTTCTGTACACGTACGTATCTGATGACGTAGACTCCTTAACTGCATCAATTACACCAGCAAAACGCAAGGTCTCAGCACCAGCAGTACCACTGATAATGAAAGAACTTCTCGCTGCAAGGGCACCAGCGTTGTTGAACTGAATCTGTCCAGTGCTTCCAGCTGCTACTACGGTTACAGAAGTGTTCAGGTAGGTAATTAGGTCAGTAATCAGAACCCCACCATAGTCTCCAGAGATGGTGTCGTATACCAATAGTTCTGGGTTGTTTGCAGGGTCCACAGATCCAGCAGGAGAGGCAAGAGGACTCTGCATAGAGAATGCTCCAGTTCCGCTGTTGTACAGGATTGGGCTGCTTGCAGTAAACGTAGGCGTAGACGTTAAGTACGTACGCAATTCAGCCAGCGTAATGCCCTTATAGGAAGTCGTTGACGTATCGTAGATGATGAATCCATCGTTAGTTGCTACCGTGGTAGATGTCAACTGGGATAAACTACCTGCTGCAATCAGACTAATTACGTTAGACGTAAAGTTGATAGGAGATGTTGCCGTGATGGTAACGCTTGAGTTGAAGGCATTGCTACCCAGTTCACGCTTAACAATCTTGTTGTTGGCATCAATGAGGATTGCAGTTAGTTCTGCGTTGTCGGTAGTTGGCGCAGTAGTAAAGTACTGGTCTCCATTCACCTCAATAGAAGTGGTACCAAGTCTTAGTGCAGAATCGTTACCTACACCATCTTCAATAACTTGTCTTGTAGAAGACAGCGTACCTGTCTCTGTCTTAAGAATCTGAGTATAGCCGTCTTTAACCCTAACAGAAGCGAAACTTCCCATAACTTCGTATTTTTGTACAAATATAGGAATTTAGTGTATGAAGAAGAAAACGAAGCGGCAACACCCCAGCCGCAAGTATCGTGAATTCTCTAAGGCCAATGACGAGAATTTAGGTGACAACTACGCCAAGAATATACGTAACGTGCTGTTGGACTTCCGTGACGACAGGAATATGACCCCAGAACTGACTATGTTCCTACTATGGGCCTACGAGTACGAGTTCTTTACCGCCAACTACCTGCACCAGCG